AGATCCTGTGTTCTCGCACCACCAGCCACCATTGTCGGCGCACTGTGCCGTGTGGCTGGTTGTGCAGAGCAGAAGATCTCCTAGTCTATCCCAGGTGTCAATATGCTGTTTTGTTGTGGTGTTTTGTGGCACGGGGTCTCCACTAACCTCTAGTCCTTCCCCTGACCTACAGCTTCAGCCAGGCTGGGCCGTGCACTTTAAACCGCGGGGTCTCCTCTAACCTCTAGTCCTTTCGCCCTGGTTAACACCATTACCGGGGCTAGGGCCGCGTGGGGCGTTGGTTTGCCTTTGTTAACCCAGTCCTCCTGGGGCACTATCGCAGACTGCACTCTCCGCAGAGTAGCACGCCGTAGCGTGGTCTGACATTGGGCTTTGAAGTTACAACATGTGGGGTCCTCCTTCCGAGACGGTTCTGAGGGCTTACATGGATCACTTCGCGGCTTTGTTCACCCAGTCCTCCTGGGGTTGAGTCGCAGGCAGCACCGTCTACTCAACTTCCGGTGGCGGGAACTTCCCGGCCTGACTTTCTCCTCAAAATTTTCTTAACTATTTACACTAACACCACTAAATACTACTATAAAACTACACTTTTATGCATACTTATATTGTCTATTTACAATTGATTAAATATCTACAGTACTGTGTCCTCAACCAAAGTTGTGTCTTCATATCTCTTTAGTGAACTCATGTAGTCCACATACTTCTCATCTCCGATGATTGCTCTGACTTGGTTGATAGCCACCTGGATGTTTTCTGCCCACGTGGCTCGGGCTCTTGTGCCAATCAGGCTGCCACACCAGATGTCCTCTCGTTTTCCTGAATATGGGACGTCACTCCATTTCTCCACTGGGGTTTTGTCTTCCATCCATTCATTCTCCTCTATCCAAACACGGTTCCAGACCTCCAACATGTCCTCTGTTGTCATCCACTCTCCTCCTGCATGGATGGACCACGTGGTTCTTCCGGTAGGGACCCAATTCACAGGGACAGCGGAGCAAATGGCGTTGGCCATGAGCCGCAGGTCTCTTCTGTGGAAGTACAGAAGCAGCCACATCTGGGCATAAGACTTAGCCAGACAAGCAGTGTCGCGGACGTTCCATCCGGCCCCTGGAGATATGCGAGCTCTGCCTACCAATTCATCCTGTCCTCGGCATGGAACCACCAGTGTTCTTCCATCTTTCATGATCAATTCAGTGAAATGGTTTGAGCAAAATGGAACCTGCTGCCAATCATACCATCCAGTTGACGGTTTCCACTCTTGGATGTCTTTGCGAACCTTTGACATAGCATTGAGGAAGTGGAGCGAGGTGGCAAAGCGATCGTCCAGGGGCTTTACCACACAGTCATCTCCACTGACAGCCATGCGGCTGAGTCTTTCTTCCCCATTCTCAAACAGCCAGGTCCTGACTTTGGGTCCTTTCCCTTTTGTGAGTTTCTCCACATCATCTGGGCCAATCACTCCTTCCCCTTCCATCATCCTCACCAGCTGGACGGCCAGGTTGGTGAAAGTGTTTAGGGCGTAGGTGACAACTTGTCCACTCCCCCTCTGATCTTCTCTGGAGATAACATCCATGACGGTTCTTCCATCAGCAGCCGGGCGCATCACTTTCACAACTTTGTGACGATAGGTGAGCTCAATGATGGCCCTGGCAAGACGCCGATGTTCCCCATCAAGCAGCTCAAGCACCTTAGCTTCATTTTCCAAGTCAGCTCTCGTGATGCGGGTGTCCCAGCCAGCTGTGTCATCAGCATAGATCTTGCCCCCAGGCCGGGTGCCAACTTCACGCAGGATGTAACCCAGTTTTTGGAGGCCCAAGCCCTCGACACCTCCTCCTGAGTTCTTTCTTCCAAGCCAGTGGTCTTCATTGAGAAAACCCAGAGCCTCGAACTCCAGAAAGCGAGCTCCGAGCCACATGAACCAAATGGCTCTGCTTCCCTTGGCCTTTCCGAACTCTCCGGGTTTTTTCTCTCTCTTTCCCATCATGTTGTAAATGCAAGTGTGACATTCCCCCCGCAGATGTGCCTCGCGCTCCTCATCCACCATCTCCCAAAATTTTGGATCTTCAACTGCTTCTCTGGCGCTCCTCCATTGATTCTGCTCTTCAAACATGGCACCCAAAGCTGCATTGCTGTTGACCTTTCTTATGAATTCCTCTCGAGAGCACATTCTGGGACGTTTTTCTCTGGCCAAAAACGCCCACAACCAGTTGGTGGTCTCGTTGAGCACGTACTTCACTCCTTCTGGCGGTTCAGGAGCTTTCGTGTCCACCTTCTCTTTGAACACTCGCTGCTGCCCGAAGGGAGTAGTGTCAGTCATGGCCATGGTGGTAACATTCGTGATGGTGTCCCATGGTTTTGAGAGGAGCCTGACCACTCCATTGACCAGCGAACTGGCGGAGCCTGTGGGCTTCACATCATAACTGCCGTGATAGTTCCAGGTTCTATATGGGTGGTTCTCATCGTGGTGCCACGTCGAACTGTACTCACGCCTGAGTCGTTCAATCCTGTTCTTGATTTTACTGGTGTCTGAGTTGAGCAGGGGTTTTCCCACCGCCCTGGTTCCACTTCCCAAGTTTACATCTTCCTCGTATTGGGGTCCCTTCCAGGTCCTTTTTTCCATTCTTCCTAGGAGCACCTGGCTGGTCATATTCACTGAATGTACCACATTGCCTGAAGCTCGACTCACCCAATACATCTCGTGCGTGGAATTCCGTGAGAGTGGGTTTCTGACCAGTCCCCCCCCATACCGGCGTTGGAGCAGCTCCATCTTCTCTATGACTTTCGGCATGTAGGGACAGAGCACCTTCACGCAAAATTCCCTTGGCCCTCGGTGCAGCCAGTCCTCAACCATTTCAAGGACCCGAATCGTCCTATGCTCTTCAACCTCAGCACTTGACGAGGACTCTCCGATGTCACAAAGGAGGGTGTCACAACACTCAGAAGGTCTGTAGAACACATCCACTCCACTCTTCATGGTGACAATGTTCCATCCATAACTTTGCACTAGTTGGGGCTCTTCATGTCCGGGACCGCCCTTTGTGTACCCTCTGACTTCTTGGACTCTTTTTTGGGTTGCCATATAGTAACACCAACCGCCTCTTCCACATCCAAGGTCAATCACTTTTCCGACCGGTTCGAGAAACCTCCGTTCGACCAGCCATCTCAGTTTTGCTGTGCCCCTAGAGACTGGATGCCCTCCAGTGACATTGCCTTCTTTCCTGGCGTGTTTTGCCGCTGAGCGATCGACTTCGATGATGGCCTCTTTGCGGTACCTAGTGAACTCTTCTTTTGTCATCTGGTTGAGTCTTTCTTTCCAAACCTCTCCCAAGGTGCGTCCTTTTGCCCCACCTCTTTTTAGTCCTGGTTTTTCCATGTTCTTTATGAGTGTCCATGTTATGGATAGACATGACAACCAACCCCCACGCATGATGTGGCAGAGTCCGATGGCAGTTGTTGCGTTCCAAACAGAGCTTGCTCCATTCTCCCAAAGCGTCACCGCTGCGGCCGTGATCAAAATTCCGGCTTCTCGTACTGTCTTCACAGACGGGTTCACTACTACTGCAGCTAGAGACACCAAGATCAGCATGATCTGTCCAACTTTCTTCTGCATGATGGGTGTGGTGCGCTCTAATTCTGGGACGTCCGTGGCCACGATGCCATCCACTACAGCGTTCTTCATGATTCCGGCCGCTGTCCGCCGCTGGGCTGAGCGCATTGCCTCAGCTTGCCAACCGGGAACCATGTAGGCATAGTGGCAAAAAAGGAGTGTTGCCGCTGTTACCGTAACGGTGAGGGTGACTTGTCCCCAGCATCCGGCTGCTAGCAGGAGAGCCGACACTCCAACATCGACGAAGGGGAAGCCTCGCGCGAGTGTGAATAGTGCACTTGCCTGAACGTTTATTGAGGTCAATGAGGTGTTGATGTAATCTGACGTGATCAAATGCTTTAGCAGTGGAGTGAGGACCGCTGTTGTCACAGCGTACAGTGACCAGGCTGTTGCCGGCCTCAAGTCCAGAAGAAACTCTCCCATGCTGAAATTCTCCTTGACCTCAATTCTTTGCCCAAACAAACTGCTTATGTCACTCTTGGTCTTATCTAGCCAACCCATCTCGTTGGCTGCCACTGCGCTCACAAGGGTCATGACACAAATCAGGAACACGGCTAGCTGGTTGTCTGTCTGCGAACGTTGCTTCTCTGGCTCAGGAATTAGCACAATCATCAAGAGAAGGGAGAGCAGCAACATTCCGGCGATCTTCGTTCCTGGAACTTCAGCCATCCAACAGAAAAAGGTCGCGACTCCCAAGACAGCGCCTCCCAAACCTATCTTTCCAATGCCCTTCCGCTGCATGAGGAGGAAGAATACTCCCATGGTCATCACACTCAATAAGGCAATCAAGGCAATTGTCTGAAGAGCATCTGGCAGTTCCTCCAGGGCCATTCTGTGAGCTCTTCCTCCTTTCTCTGCAGTGGCCACAACGTACATGGTGTCAAGTGCTTCCCATGTCTTCCCCATGAAGTGCTCAGGCATCTTTCCCAGAACCTCAATGAGCCCTATCTGAGAACGTTTTCCCGAGGCGAAGTCCTTGAACGCCTTTAGTGCCTGGTGATCCGAGTACACCCTGGCATCAATCCAGCGCGGCCTCAGAATCTTCCTTTCACCAAGCTTCGTGATGACTTCCACTTCGTTGTTGTCTTCTAAAATTGTGTTTGTCCTAGGACCATCAAAGCACCACCTCCGGTCGTGGTATGACACTCCAGCCGCTGCAACCTTGTAAGCCAGCCAAACTGGCAGATCTGCAGTCCTCAACAGTTCCAGAAAGTTTTTTCTCTCTTCTCCTCTGAGCCGGTATTCCCCATCCATGGTATATACCTTCTCACGCTCTGGTTGGTAGAATTGAGCGATCAGTCCGTTTGGCATGTTGATGTTGTCCAGCATGATTCGTGCCTCAGTCCAATGGGCGAAGTTCGAGTCGTCTTCATTCGTGTGCCCCCCATAACAGTACTCATCACCAACTTGCGACGGATTTCTACCGATACGTCCACGTCTCTGGGCGGCACTAGCTGCTGTCACTGCAGATGGTTCTCCCAGGATCACTCTCCCTTCTCCTTCTGTTATGATGGTTGGTTTCACACTCTTCCGGCTGTCAATCACCCTGCTCGCCTTGAAGTTAGCCCCCATTTCAGATATGTCTGTTGTGATAACAAAGTCCCAATCATCGTTCTTACATTTTGGGTACTCCGTCTCGTACGACTTTCTGTTCAATTGGACTACTTTCTTTCCAGCACGTTGTAGGCAAAGGGCAATCTCATTCCCCATCTTGACACTAGGCACAAACCAAACCGTCTTCCCGGTGTATTCTGTGATCCATTCGTATCCAGAGTTCCAAGCTCGATCCGGGATCTCAGTCTGTAAGTCGGAAATTGGTGAATTGGACTCTGGGAATGGATCTGAAGTGCCTGGTGGGGTGGCTGTCATGAATATTGCCGCCGCCTCCCCTAGCTCGACCTTTGTGGAAATGTAACCTCTTGCTGCAATGCTAGCTGGGTCGGTGAAATGAGCCTCATCCATCACGAACAGGTTGTAGTTCGGCACCCTGTGAGGAGACATCAGCCTGTGGGTGAGGGTAGCATGACACATGACATCAACAATCTCATTTCCATTATGTTCTCTGGGCACTGCGGATGTCTGGTACCGGATGGGCAGTCCTCTCAGTGCTTCAGCCATCTCAGCAGCCACAACCCTGGTTGGCGCTAGCACGGCTGTTCTCAGTCTTCTGTTTATGGCCTCTTTGATGATCTGTGGCAGAATCCTCCTTGTTTTACCGGCGCCGGGATGGAGATCCAGTACAGTGATCTGTTTTTTCCTCAGCATCTCAGGTTCGAATCCGGCTGGGATTGGCTCATCCATCCTTTCACCCTGCACTATCGCGCTTATGTATGAGCCGTTGGGCATTATGACTCCATTGCCATAAAGCCCAATCACATCACCGTTTTTGTCCACTATTGGTGAGCCTGATGTTCCAGTGGGGAAGTCCAAAGTCACGGCCCCGATTTCTCCTTCAGGTGTTTTGAACACCCCTGGTTTCGTCTGGACGTTCTTAACGTTCTTGCCAGGTTCCACCACAATCATCTGCACCTCATCCTGCCCGTTCCACTTGTGCTGCAATTTCCAGGGTCCTCCGTAACAAAGTCGATCCTCCTTGACACTGCCCCAGTATGGGTCCAGGCGGCCCTCTCCGCTCATCAAAGCGGCTCCTTTTGTTGTATGCCAAAGGGTGTGGAAAACACCTTCAACCATCACGCCCGCTCCTGCTTGATAACTGCCGAGCAGCCCACGAGTCATGATCCTGTAGACGCCGGTGGTCGTGTCCCCCTTTTTGTACTCCTTTGGTGAGGGAGTGTCCCACAACACGCCTCCTCTCTTTGTGTATTGGAGAGTTATCCAAAATCCAACTACTGAGGGCAAGATTGCCCAGGGGGTGTACGCACTAATCGCGAGACAGACCATTCTGAGCATCCATATCTTCCAAGGTGCTCCTGGATCATTCATGAGCTGGAAGTTTCCATCATCATCAAGCCGCACATCAACTCTTTCGCTCGAGCCTGTAATTTCTGCATCACTTTCCCAGGAAATGTCCGCCGTTCTCTCAATCCACATATCTGTTGATTTCCCAGAAATCACGAAAGCAGCAAACATGAGCCCCGCGATAGTCATTGGAATGGCCATGGAGTCAATGTCAAGCTCTGCCAGCCCTCCGACGATGGCAAACATTAGGCCGACAGCTGTCATCACTTCAGTTGCGGGCCATCCGCGTTTACGGTTGGGATCACATGCAATCAGTCCAGCAGCAAGGATCATGGGGTTGAAAAGTCCTGTTGAGGCTAGAGCCAAGCATAGCAGACTTGCTCCTTTCTTTTTTGCGGCTGCACTCCTCTTCTCCCTGATCAAGCTGCCTATTCCGACCATCAACAGCAGTATCCTGTACACATCCAGATTCAAGCATCTCAGCCCGGGTGTTAGCAGGGCTAGCAGCGGAACAACCACGTTTGATGTCGTTGTGAATGTTATGGCTCTCAGTATCATCCAAGCTACCGCCAGTGAATTCAACACATCAGGGATCTCCCAGAGCAGAATTTGGCGGGCATCGTGATAAGCCATTTGAAAGAAAACAGCCGCCAACATCAACAAAATGTTCTCCTGGTTGGTCCATCTCGCTTTGAGAAACGATGCCACCATAAACACTGGTTGTATCTTGAAGGTCGCCATGAGCGCCAAGTGTACCACGTCTCCTCCCGAATTAGATTCTGCGAAAGCTGCCCCCACCAAGATGACATAGCGTAACACATCAGTGTAAGTAATGCCCCCAAACACCAGGACTAGCAGAGCAATCAGTATAGCTGGCATGCTGATCTTGGCTGTCCACCTCTTGCGAAGGACCTCCTGGGTGGCCAAGAACACGACCAGAAGGCCCAACTGAAAAGGGTCAATCATATCAGCATTATAAGCATTCACTTGTGACTGCACGAGGGTCTTTTCATCATGTCTCTGTGGTCTGATCTCCATACCATACCAACAGCCGCTGTCAGTTTGGTAGCGCAGTGGTGGTAAGGTGCAGCTCCTGCAGCACCAATCTGTTATCAACTTTCCGCTCTCTGTGGTGGTGCGAGTGGCAGGTCCACGGTGTCCGCAGCTCTCACTCAGGGTGACCGTAGTTCCTGGGCAGTAATCGAAGTCAATCTCTACCCGGCCTTCGTCCCATGGGCCCTGGTTTTGTGTCTTGTACCCAGGTCTCCGATTGTGATTGCTTCGTGGTCCCGCCAGTGTGACTGGTATTATCAAGTCACTCTCAAGGATTCCATCGCCCCACAAGGTATGCGTCTCAGGCCACGTACATGATTTGACTTCACCCAGAACTGCCCTTTCAAGCTTCCACGTATCATTGAGCCTGCTTTCAATCCAATAGGACAGGTCACTGTGGATCGCCAAGTTGTTCTTGACAGCCGTTCCAATGATCTTCGAGTCACATTCAGTTGTGTTGCTCTCTCTGACCTTCAGGAACATCCGAGTGCTGGTGAGACCAAATCCAAAATCCTCCACTTCTAAGCTATTCCAAGCGCGATTCTGAGTCGGACATTCCTTGGTCTCCGGACCATCAACCACAAAGGTGTTGTTGGCGAGTTCTGGTGCAAATAAAATACTCTTTCCCCAGGCCTTCCAGCCAATTTCCAATTTTTCCGTGGTGGCGGTGAGGCGTTTAGGTGCTGACTTGTACATTCCCTCCTGTTTCTCAACCACGACACTAAGGTCCACACCATTCTCCTTCAAAAGAGTGTTCAGCTCGTCCTTCACTGCTTCCCACATTTGATGCTCCAGTCTGGAAACTGATCGTAGACCGCACACTCCTTCCTTATGAGCTTTCTGAATGATCTTGGCTAGGCCTTGTGGCGTTTCAGGGTAATACTTGTACCGGTCCATCCAAGCCTCCACATCATTGTGTATGAACACTCCACTTCCACATCTCAGCTCTTGCCGGCTGATGTCTATGGCACACCCAGTGTCAGCGTGCACGTTCACGGAGAGGAAGAGCAGAACTCCTCCAACTGCGAGAAACGTGAGAGCTATGGACCTATCACGAGCATTGATGCCCATCCACAACAGGAGAGCCCCCAGCAATCCTTGCGTTATCCAGGACATGCCTCCGAACAGTGAGCGGAATGCTCCTCCGAACACTTGATGGACAGCCTTCCCAACTGAGGTGAACACCCCTCCAACTGATCCAAAGTCCCAAGCTGTGTCTCCTAGAGCGGCTAGTCTCTGCGCTCCTTTGAGGGTGGTTGTAAAGGCTTTGCCAATGCTGCTTCCAGACTTGTGCCAATGGTGATTGATCTGTTGTTCTCCTCTGCCCACCACTATGTATGAGTCTCCAAAGGGTGGTTCCAATTCAATCAGGACCTTAGCGTTGGCCGTGGCCACTGAAACAAAAGGGTTGACAGTGACCAATCTGCCCACTGGCGTTAGGTCGTTCAATGAAGCCACTGACGAGATAGGAACTTTGCAAGGTCCATCCGTGCCAGTGTACTGCAATTCCAACACCACAGTGCCGTGACCTGTGTCTGCGGGAGTCCCAAGAAACTTGAAAGCCTTTGAACAGACGCCATAGGTTGTTCCCTTCAACTGCAATTTTTCCATCTTCACTCTACACTTCAAATGACCCGACGTCAACTTGACAGTGTTGCTTGAAAATTCCACAGGAATGGCTCCAGCCAAAGCTTGATGCAGAGCTCCCTCTTGTGAGCCCAATGCTATCACAGACTGCTTCGTGGCGTGTGGTTCCTCAAACTCCATTAACGTCTCTCTGTTCCTCCACACAGTACTTCCAGCACTGCTCCAAGGGAGGTTGAGGTCCATGAACCACTCACGATGGACCAAGAACGTCTTTGTTCCAACAGTCATCACGTAGTATGCATTGGTGTCAATCCCTGACCGTGGTTCACAGTCCACTGTCACCTCTCCATATTCTCCAAGCTTTAGTGTGTATGAAGGCGCCGCAGGAGTGATGCTGAGTCTCCCTGCCTGAGTGGCTCCAACCTGTGTGGAGTAGTTTCCGTGCGACTCCACAGTAGTTGGTCCATGGACAAAAATGGCCACTTCGTACTTGATATTCTCTTTCAAGATGGTTCTTCCTATTGCCTTGGTAGAGCAGGCAAATTTGGCGCATGTGTCAATGCTTCCTTTGCCAAATAGTCCGCAGCCGTTGCCCCAGCCCCTGTCCACCACTCCTTGTCTGCACACAAAAGCTGGGTCAGCACGTTTGTCATTGTGAGCTTCTCCCATGGTCGGGCACGCAGCTTTGGTGGAGAGATCGCTGACGGTAGCCAAATAGCAATAACTGCGGACCTCTGCCAGGTTGGCCGCCTCCATATTCATCATCTTCACATCGATGGTAGGCTTGTCCTTAGACATGATAGTCACGCAGCTGTCGCCTTCGAGAACCAAATCCACCCATGTTGCTCCAGACACTCCTTCCAAGAAGTCTCTGTTGCTCATTCCAAGGCAGTTGAAGCTGTAAGCTGGGGCCACCAAAAGCAATAGCACGACAAACACAACTCTCTGCATGGTGTTGCTCCCAAGCATCCAACCAATGACGGCTGCCACCAGGGCATATCCAGGGTTCCTCAAGATCCATGATTCTGTTTTTACCAAATACCTTGTGGCCTTGGTGCTGTCCATCCAAGCCCCCTTCTTGTTCGCTAGAGTGCTTTCTCCGTGTGTCTGCACTGTCAGTGACCTCCGACTGCGTCTTGAGTGGCGTGTCTTGGTGCATCTTCCATACCTGACGTAGACTGCTGACTTTGTGCACCAACAGTCGATGTCTTCTGGATCATTACCAGCCGACAGTACTGGGCATTCATAAGTGATAGTATCATCGCACATGTATCCCACATCCATTGCTCTGACAATGCATAGGTTCTTTCCAGCAGCTGTTGGAATCGTGATGACATCTGTGACGTCAGTAGCATTTACCGTCATCATCACCTTCCCTTGGAAGTTAGAGAGGGTAACTGCTCCTACGCTGGCGATCAGGCCAATCATGACTGCAATTCCGGTCTTTCCTCCTCTTTTCTTTTGTTTTGAGCTCCGCCGATTGATAGCACTGGTCAAGGTCCCTAGTTCCTTCTTAAAACTCAGAAGGTGTTTCATCGCTGTTTGTTTGTTCACACCTCTCCATCGATCCAGCACTGCTCGGGTCGGAGCAATTGCTGTGAACCTGAAGAACGCCAAGAGAGCCAACACAAATCGTATTGGCCCCTTGCCGTCGATCAGGCTCAACATAGCCCTCTTCAGTCCAATCAAGGACAACACGCGGGGCATTCCGCGTTTTAGCATATTGACAGCCCGGCTCTTGCCGGGCCCTCCTGGTTTCTTAGACATCGAGATCTTCGTGCTAAGAAACAGCTCGCACTGTGTTAATTGTTGTTAATCCTCACAAACACTACTAAGTTTGTCAGCTCACACAGGCGAACTACT